ATAGTTTGACCATAAGATACCATATCTGGGATGTAAATAGCATCTCCACGGTCTTGAACACTAGATATTAAATCATTAATAACACCAGCATGATCTGTAAGATTATTACATAATCCAGGTGTTGTTAACACATTGAATTTATAATCATCTGTGTTAGCTAATAAATCAACCATACGATCATAACAACCAGGTGTTAAACCTTGAGTATCAGTGTTGTTTATATCATTATAGAATTTAGCTCCACCTCTTATTTGTCCTGATGCTCCACCAAATGAACCACTACCATTAATTGGTAATGAACCAGTGTATAACGGATTTGGAGTACCACTATTTAAGAAATAATTAGGAGTAGTTATGTTAACACTTTTAACTCTTACATAAGCAGATACATTACCGTAACTTCCAGTTTCTTGTAAATAAGCTACACCACCATCAGTTCTATATGTTAATTTTTTGTCACCTATTCTTCTTGATATAAAATCAGGTGAATATGGATCTAATGATAAATTAGTATATTGTTCTAAAATAGTTGGTTCATTATTAGTATCATTTCCTTGTCTGATAAGTAAAGCAAATGTTCCTGAAGATGTATTAGCTGCTGTTATTTGCCATCTAATATTGTCAGATGTACCATTAGCTAAAGCTCCGGTTGAATCTTCAGATCCTGAGCTGTTCATTATAATACCTTCAGAAATTGTTTCTAAAACAAATACTGAGCTAGTAGCTCCACTAGAACTTACAATTAAACTACTTGTAGCAGAAGTATAAGATCCTGTTACAACACGAGCTACTAATAATGAAGTACCTCCATTATTAAAATAATTTCTAGCTGCTATAGATGTAAAATAAGTATAAGTTAAAGCTGGGCTTCCACTTTGAAAAACATCTCCAAATTTTTGTTGATATTGAGCATATGAAGTGACTACTGTAGGTATTTCTACTGGTCCTTTTACTGTCGGACCGATGATAGCCGCTCCAGCAGTTATTGGGCCTTGAGTTACAAATGATGTGTCTACTTCATTTGCTGATACACCAGGGGATAATAATATTTCTGCCATGTTTTAGTTATTGTGTTTAGTTTTGTTATAAATATCTTAAAGAGTATCAAAATTATGGTAATATAATAATTTCTCCTTTTTCTAGGTCTATATTTCCTTCACCATATTTCTTTGATAACTCTTCACTAGTTTTAGTTTCTTCTTCTAATTGTTTTTGTAATTCAATTTTAAGATTTTGTTTTTGTAATGTTAAAACTTCTAATTGATATTCTACACTACCTAAAGCTGTTATTATATTAGCTTGATTTGCTTGTAATTTCTTTAATGATTGAATTTCTTCTTGTGTTAAAACTTTTTTTTCCATAATCTATTTTGTCATAAATATTATGAAGTAGGTGGTAAATTATTAATATTTGAAACTGTTTCTAACCCAAATGTTAATTTATTACGGTTTGAGAACTTAGGTATAAATGTTGTATCTTTTTGTATTGTATCAGGTATGATATAACCAAACATTTTAAGGGTAAAAGTACTTCTAACTGCCCTTTCAGCATTATCAGATAATTCTACTGTTGTCGCAAATGAATCAATATTTGTTTTAAATTTAAAACGTTCAGGATCACCCCAATAAGCATCAGAAGCATATTCTACTGCTTCAATGATTTTGTTTAATTGATCATTATAATAAGTAAATATAACACAATCATAAGTCACTGTCACATAATCTGGGACTACAGTGGCGTATAATGTTTGTTCTGGTTTTATTCCATTTAGTATATTAAAGCTACTATAAGCATTTTGTTTACTGTATTTTTTACCAGTAACAGCTACATTATGGGGATTATTAGCGTCTAATTTGTTAGTAAGAGATCTATTTTTTTCAACATTATTTCTTTTAAACATTAATAATGGAGCCATTATTTTACCATTTAGATCTCTATAGTATCCATCCTTTTGATATGATTTCCATTTTTCAGGTGAACCATATATTACAGGAACATTTATTAATTCTCCATTTTGTTTAACTGTAGGACGGATAACATTTTGAAAGTAATACATTACAGCCCAGTCTAAATCTTCTAAACCAATAGTTAATGGTTTAACAGTGTCATCCTTAAATGAAGTTTGATTTGCTCTATTAATATTATTAGCATCATTAGGATTACCTGTAGGAGAAAAACCAGGAGCATCAACAGGTGGAACATATGGTTCCTGCAGTTGTTTGCTTATCTCTTTTTGAGTTTTAGGTATTGGTTTTCTTTGCTTAGCCATTATAATCTTTGTATTTAAAAATAAATCCTTTACATGTCTTATATTTTCCTCCTAAATGTAGTCTCATATTAACATCATGTACTCCAACATAAATAGCAGCATGCTTAGCTGATTCGTGTTCTTTAATGAAATTACCTTTTAAATCATATTGGATAGTAGGTTTATTTCTTGCTTTTATCCCAGCATCAATTTGATGTTGAGGTATACTCCAATTTCCTTTTCTTTGTGATGATATATTTTTACCAAATTCTTCAGGTTTAGGTTTACCTTTTAATTTTAAACTATGAGTTTTACCAAATCCTTCAGGTTTAGGTTTACCTTTTAAAGAATTAGATTTTTTTATTTTAGTAGAGTTAGTATCTTTTTTTCCTAAACGAGCATTACTCATCTTTTGTTTAGTTTCTTTACTACATGCTCCTCTACCTTCTCCTAATTTGCAATTTAGTCCTTCTACTAATACATCATAATGCTTACCCCAATATATTTCTCTATCATCTAATTGCTCTACAAGACATTCTTCTATGATTTCAAATTTATGTTGTTCAAAACCGTATTTTTTAAATGAGTTATATAATTTAGGTTGATTTTTACATTTTAATGTTTTGTAAAAATATTTCCATCTATTTTCTATATTAGTTGACTGTCCTATGTATATTTTATTTGTTGGGCTTGTTATTTTATAGACTCCTATCATTTATTATAAATATTAAAGCCTTTGGCGAAGTATATTTACTCTATCTGCTGGTATGTAATGTGCTTCACATATTAATGATACATTATATCCAAAATTTTCTAACCCTGGGTTTAATGGGTTAGTATTATATGGGTATTGAGGGTCCTTACCTACAAAATATTGGGTATCTGTGGCTACATCTACTTCAAAATAAGATTCTTGGTATAGTAAAACATCTCCTATTTCTACTACTAGGTTAGCATCTAATAAATCATCTTTTAAGAATGCTATTTTGATACTCCAATTAAAGTCAACTCCTAAATCACTTGTACCATCAGTTTTATTTTCAATAGTAATTAAAGCATTTAATAAAGTAGGTCCATTAAACCATCTACCATCTGATGCTTCTCCATACATGTTTACTTTAGTTTTATCTAAAGCATATTTGTAAACTGCAAGTTGTTGGGTGATAATATCTCCTAGCAACTCACGGTTGATTTTTCTAAACATTGAAATATCTCGAGATGATCCAAATAAAGCCATTATCCGATATAGATTGTCATTGGTACATTACTAATTTCTTGTCTTCTAAAATCACTTTCTTGAGCTCTTCTCTCAAGCAAAGCGCGGTTTGAAGTTTCATCTAAATACATTCTTAATCTTTCAATTAATGCTGCTTTATCTGCCCCAGCAGATGCTAATAAGTCTGATTGATTTAATGTTACTGCTTGATCAGGGATAGGAACTGTTGAATATTTTCCTCTAACATACCCTAGCATTTCTTTACATAATGCTAATGTATACTCAAATATCCATTGTCTACCTATAGAGTTAATTTGACCATATATAGGATTAGTATATGGAGCGTTTGATGGGTTTGTTATAATATCTCCATTTGGATTTTCTGTAATACTATTTGTTAATCTGTCTTCTATTTTAATATATTCAAACCAAATAAATCCTCCTCTAGTATCACTATCATTTGGTATAGGGAATATTTTTAGTTTATTATTTATAATATTAAATGTGAAAGCTGATAATCTAATAGTGTTGCTTAGTTCTATACCCTGAACTACAGCCGCATCAAATGCCGCTGGCATCATTAAGTAGCCTCCTCCATATCCACCACCATAGATACCTCCATAGATGCCCGCCGCTGGTACTCCACCTAATCCACTAAATGCTCCTAAACCATAAGGAGCATACATTTGGTTTACAGCTGGTATTTCTTGATAAAATACTCTTTTAATTTCTATTCCACCTGTGATATTGTTAGCGGTGGCCCACGCTCCTAAGTCATATTCTTGAATGCTACTTGTAAGAGCCATTGCTCCACTATAATAAGTAACATTTCCACCTACACCTGCTTCTTCACCATATTGTTGTGATAAACGAACAATAGTAGCCATATTAGGTGTGATAAGAGCATTAGTAGGATTTAATGTTGATGGTGCTCCTTCTAATGTTAACATATTATCTCTAACCTGATAAGCATATAATTCATTTCCATATGTAGTGATTGCTTCTTCAAAAGCAGCATAGAAGTTTAAATCTTGTAATTCAACTTCCATGATAGGATATCCTAGTCGACGAGCACAAAATGTTGTTACTTTGTCAGCATCTGTTTGAAATTGAGCATCATAGTCATAAAATCCAAATGGAGTCATTCCAGGAATAAATGAACTAGAACCAGGATATATAGGGATATTCATGTGTTAGATTTTGTTATAAATATTAAGGGAAAATAAAAGACCCCAATAATGAGGTCTTTTAAAATGTTATTAATAATTAATTTTTACAAATATTCAATTCCTATATCTATTTGGTATGAACCAGATTCAATAGCATTATCACTTAATGTTTGAGTTAAAAAATTAGAAAATGTATAAACATAAAATGCATTTGGATTTATTGGAGAAGTTGAGACAAAAATACTACCTAATGAAGAAGTATTAACTTGAGGATTAAAAAGTATATTACTAACTACACTTCCTGTAATACTTCCTGAAGCTCCTATAAACGATCCTGAGGATACAAATGTATATGATCCTGTAGCGGTGCGAGTAAATGAACCTGTTATAAGATTTAAAGATTTTCCACCTGCGCTAGCTGTTATTTGTACCATAGTGCTAGCTGATTGATAAATAGATGCTGAATAAAGTGATAAGAACGCCATTGTTTTATTAGTTTAAAGTTACATTATATTGAGGTGAAATTTTTAAATCTAGGAAAGAAAGTGATGGAGAATTATGATACATTCCAATCCCCCAGCATTTAGCACTATATGCATCTAATGTTCCTACTGGGACCCAAGATACTCCATTGTAATAGTATTGGTCAGGGGTAAAAGAACCTATATATCTAGCTCCAAGATCAGTATAACCAAAAAAGCTAGCTATATATTGTTGTGGAAGATTTATAGTGAATCTAGCTGTACCTGGGTCTCCAGCATTAGCTGCTAGATTTGGACTTATTCCACCTGCTGTAAATGTTCCTGGGGTAATTGAAACAGTAGATGCTACAGGACCATTTCCTGATCCACCATACCCTGTCATTGAAGGATAACCATTACCATCATTGGCTGCAGCCCATGGAGTTTGAACATTGTTATAAAAGTTTGTAAATGCAGGATCTACGTTTGGGTAACCAGTGTTATTATCCCAGAATCCACCAACATAACGAAGAGTTGGGTTACTAGCAAAATAAAAATGAGTTTCAAATCCAAGAGTCATGTTCCATCCAATTTGGGATGTTATAGCGGTACTTCCTGTAAGGTTAGTAACTAAAGTTATACTATTAATTCTTCTCCAAGAATCAGTTGGGAATTGTCTAGTATTTAACCATTGATAAGTACCCCATCCATTAGAATATGAATTTCCTACTTGATATTGAGGATCAGAAACTATTGGTGCTAAAAAATTCCATTGAGGTGGAAAACTTGCAATAGCACTTCCACTAGCTTTTAAAATATTATTTATAAAAACAAAATTATTTTTTGAATCTTCCCATCCCGCATTTGGGTATACTTTAGGGCCTAAAGAACCACTAATAACTTCTGAGATTAATGTTTGATTAGTACTATTTGTTGCTAATATTGACCATCCTCCAGGTAATGGATTTTCATAGCAATTAAACGCATATGATGTTCCATTAGATGGGACTGTAGCAAATCCATTTATATTTCCATTAATATCTCCCCCAGTATTGCTTGGGAAAACTTTTATATCTATGCCACTCTTATTTATTACTATAACACTTTTACCAGTAACTGGTTGAGGTAATTTAACACAATAACTTTGTGAAGTTGCATAGTTTATAAGGTTGATACCAAAATTTAAAGAAGCAGTAGTATTACTAAATCCATCATATGATGCGGTTCCATTAGCTGCAATAGTAGTTAATGTTTGGATTACACCTGAGCCAGATGTTGTGAATGATATATCTCCGCTAGATGTTATACTACCGTTTAAAGTTAATGAGCCTGAGAGTATTGACATATTATTTGTGTTTGTTTATAAATATGTAAAAAGACCTCAAATGTGAGGCCTTCTTACTATAATATTTATTTTATTTTTTTATGCAAATGAAGATGATCTCCAAGCTGTACCAGTATAAATATATAAAAAATTATTTGATGTATTATAGTACATTGAACCAGTATATGTTACACTTGGGTTTGAAGAATATGTTGGAATTACTAATGTGGCATTAGCTGCTCCACCCCCAACAATAAGAGATCCAGTCACAGCACAAGCGTTAGCAGAAGCGTCTCCTTTTATACTTACTTTATTTTGTAAATCAAGTGATTGGGAAAGAAAATCACCCTTAATTAATGAGTAATTTTGCATTCTTACATCTAGCTTATAATTACTAGTAGCTCCAAAATCACCTCCAGAATCATTTCCTATAAATAAATTATATGATCCTGAAAAAACACCCGCACCAGCTGATTCACCTAAAAATACATTATAAGATCCTGATCTAAGATTGTAACCTGCTCTTCTACCCATAACCATATTATTGTTTATAGAGTCTGTTGAACTTAATGATGAATATAAAGCTTCACTTCCAATGGCAACATTAAGTCCACCTTTTTTAAGGTTATAGCCAGCTAAGTTTCCTATAAATGTGTTACGACTTCCACTATTAAAATAATATCCAGTATTATCACCAATTACAACATTAAGACTACAATTGTTAGAAGCACTAAACATAGTGTTAGTACCAATACTAATATTATTAGATCCTGTTGTGAAAAATCCAGCATATTCACCTAAAAATACATTATAAGATCCAGAAGTTCCATTGCCTGCACCAAATCCAATATAAGTATTATGGTCTCCGTTTTGATAATTTCCTGCTCCTTGTCCTAATCCTGTGTTACTAAGACCATTAGGTGCGCTGTTACCAAAGCATTGGGATCCAACAAAAGTAGAACTTTGTGCTCCATAATAACCAGCGGAGTATCCTATAAATGTGTTATTAAGATTACTAGAACCAGTAGCTAAATAACCAGCCATTGTTCCTACAACTGTGTTAGCTACATGTGTATTAAAACTACTAGTAAAAGGACCATGTCCTACTCTAACAGCGTAAAATTGATAATTTGGTGTATTAGCACCTCCTCCAACAAAAATATCTTTATCAAGTATTAATCCAGAGTCAGTAGTTGACAAAGTAGTATTAGATGGTAAAAAAGTAATTGTTCCATTAGATACATAAATATCTTTCCAAGCGGCAGTTGGAGAACCTAAATTAAATGATGATGTAGTAGACCCAGAAGCTACAAAAGGAACTAATGAACTACTAATAGTTACAGTGTCACTAGTGTAAGCTTGGATATTATTTGTTTTTAAAGTACTCATGTTGTTTTAATGTTTATTATAAATATATGTGTTTTAATTATTATGATAATCTAATTTGAATAAAGTTTCCATTTCTATATAAACCACCAACTACAACACCAGCTGTTGCTGCTTCAGTATCATTTGTTGCTTGGACTAAAGTATTTAAATCTAATGTTATATTACTAGTAGTTACACTATTAGAAACGATATCACTAGGGTAAGTTATATCACCTAACACAGTAAGTACTGAGTTTTCACCAATTGAAGATGTATTATTTAATGATACTGTTGGTCCTATTAAAAGAGCATTTGTATTATTTGGAACAACAATATTATTATTCACAGTTTGTGGAGTCATATAAACTCCATCTGTGATTATAGATCCTGTAATTTGTATTTGTGAACCAGAAGCAAATAATAAATTACTTCTACTTCCAGTACTTGTTCCATTACCAATTATAAAAGCATTAGCATTATTATTAACTTGATTAAAAGCACCAACAACTGTTTGATAATTACCATTAGCTTGAACAAATCTACCAAATGTAGCAGATCCTGTCCCAACAGCATATGATCCTGTTCCTACAGCGAATGAACCTCTAAGATTTTTAACTCCAGAACCTAATGGAATATTAGGCGCTATATATACCATTCCACTCCCAAATATATTTCCTGGTATATTTTCACCATATGCTTTTATAGAAGCAATTTGGTTATTTGGTGATCCCATAAAGTTAACAGAGGCTGAGCTTAAGTATAATTCACCCCAGTAATATTCAGGGCTACCTAATGCTGCTCCTCCAGCGTCTACAGGTATTAATGTTCCTGATATTTGTAATGCTTCTGTACTTAAAATAGATCCACTAACTATTAATGATCCACTCACTGTTAATGATCCAGTTATACTATGGGAACCAGTAAAATAAGCAAAATTATTATCAATTTCTTCAATTGTTAAAGGAGATCCTTTTGTACCTCTATATGTTAATGCCATGTGTTAAATTTTTATTATAAATATGTTATATATTAAGCAGAAGCGACAAAATATTCTAGCTGTATACTGGAGCTTATTGCTTTGGCTTTTATACTATTGTAATAAACAAAACTAGAATAATAATCTGGGTCCCATACTCCTTCTACAACATAGTCATTAACACTTGTAGCATTAAAATCAGCATTACCAAACATTAAGGATTTACCAGCATCTAATTTAAAAATAACACTTTCATCATTTGTATTAATTAAATATATTAAACCATAATTAGTAGAGTCTAAATTAGTAATTCTAACATATTTAACATCTTGTTTTACAAATCCACCACCAGTTTGCTCAGATTCACTGTCAACAAAATGAAGAATTTCTACTCCAGAACCACTAAAAACAGTTGGTATAGTATCTATCCTTCTTAAGGTTTGATTAATACCAGAAATAACTTTAGTGTTAGATAATATTTCTTTATTCCTATTAGGAAGAGTAATTGATTCTTGTATTGTTACGAGTAAATCTGCCATGTGTGAGTTTTGTTATAAATATTAGTCCCTATAGTCTGAGTATAATTTTAGAATAGGTTCTACAATTTCATGTCTATGGTTAGTTTTAAGAGTAACTACTTTAACCCCTTTAATTTCCGCTTCTAATCGAGTGAAAAATCCAATTCCAGAATCTTTCTTTTGTTTTAAGTCTGTTTGAGTTATATCTCCACAAAATATCATTTTCCCACCTTTACCTAAACGACCTAAAATCATTTCTGTTTGTCCATGAGTAATATTTTGACATTCGTCTACTATTACTACAGCGTCTGGAAATGTTCTACCTCGCATAAATGCAAATGGTACAATTTCAATTTGTCCGTCAGCTACTAATTTTTCTATTTTAGTCTTATCATATAACATATGTAAGTTAGCATAGATAGGAGCTAACCATGGATCCATTTTTTCTTTTAAGTCACCTGGTAGGAAACCTATTTCTTCTTTAGCAACTGTAGGTCTTGTGATAATGATTCGTTCAATATCTTTTCTAAACAATAAATCAAGTGCTACTTGACATGCAACTAATGTTTTACCTGATCCAGCCATACCTTTTAATAATGTAACTGGGTGGTCTAGTATTAGTTGTTTAGCTTCTTTTTGTTCTTCATTTAATGTTATTTTAAATGTGATTGGGTTTTTAGGCTTCCTCTTTTCTTTGAAGATATTTTGTGCCTCTTCACTTCGATTAAAATCTGTCATGACTTATTATTTGTATATAAATATCAACAAAAAAGCCCAGATTACTCTGGGCTCAATTGTTAGATATTATCTAAGGTTAGCTTATAGGGTGTTTAAACCACTAACATATACTTTACCATAGAATTCAGGGCGTAACATCTTCTTAGCGAAACGAGTCAACAAACCTTTACGTGGGGTGAAAGTGTTTGGATCGTAGATAAGAGGAGTCATGATTAATGGAATGTATGGAGCAAATACAGCACCTGCTTCTAAGAATTGCTTACCACGGAAACCTACTAAGATAGTATTTTCAGTCATGTAAGGGTTCTTATAAACAGTGTAACGGCTGTTGAATTGACCAGCTTTCTGTACACCAAACGCGTATTCCATATCTTCAGCACCGTTAGCATTAGCTGCGAATCCTGGGATAGATTCTAAGATAGTAGAGATAGTTGGAGATACTACCATGAAGTTAGCACCACCACGAAGAGTCAACTGGTGAATCTTGTTACTAATCTTGTTAATCTTAGTACCAAGAGTTTGGAACCAAGCACCTTGAGTATTGTAGAATCCTAAAGTAGCAGCTGTAGATGTAGGAGCTGTAGGGTCTAAAGCTACGTTATTAACTGCTGACCAGTACTCAGTATTACTTGCAGGAGCATCTTCAATCAACATATCTAAGATTTCTAAATCGATCTCTAAAGAGATATACTCAGACATGATGTTTGTTAATTCAGCTTCAGCATCTAAGTTTTGGTAAGCATTCAAATCTTGTGCGAATTCAGGTGTCCAAGCAGCTTTTAACTTTTTAGTTTTAGCTGTAATAGCTTGAGATTGCATTGAGATGTTAATCTCTGGGATTTGAATTGTAGTAGCGTTAGCAGCTACAGTTTGAGCGTTAGGGTTTGAGAAAGTTCCTGCAGCAGTATCTTCAAAATCACCGCGGTAACGATCAACAGTAGCTTTATTGTAATAAAGAGTAGGACCAGCACTAGTATATGGAGTAGCAGATGCGCTAACTACAAAAGTGATTTGACCTGTAGATGAGTCATATGTTGTGAAAGCTGGTAAGAATTCAACGAAAGCTGTACCACCAGTTATTACAAATCCACGTACAGCATCAGTATCCATATAAGCATCAAAATAACTAGCAGATACTTTTGCAGTATATAATTTGCTAGCAGCAGCAGAAGCTGAATAAGCTGAGTCAAATCCTACAGTAGCCCAAGTAGCAGCTCCAATAACAGTCAAAGTTTGAGCATTTGAACCGGAAGCTCCAAGTGAAGCTGAGAATTGGTTAGTAGAGTAAGTGAAACGGCCAGCACCATATAAACCACCTGCAGCAGCTGGGGTTGAGAATGGGGTTGTGCTAGAAGCATTACGATTACCATACAAAGAGTTACCTGAAGTGAATGGGTTCTTAGTAGTACCATATTGGAAATCTAAGAAGAATACAAGACCAGAAGGTAAGTTCATTGGTTGAACGCTAACGAATTCTTTCGCAGCGATTTGACCAAATACCTTACGTACTAATGGTAATGCAATACCAGCCCAGTTTTCACCATTTGTTCCAGAAGTGAAATAAGAGTTAGTTCCAGTAGCAGAAGATTCTACTACTAATTGCTTTGCTTGGTTTTCCAACATCAAAGCCATGTTGTTACGGTTGACATCCTCACCCAAACCTTCCAAAAGGCCGGTTTTAACCCACTTGTTAGCTAAACGCGCAGCGTCGCTTTGAAGTGATTTCCATGGGTTTGCAGATTCAACTAATGATTGAATTGTTTCCATTTTTTTAAAATTGATTTTTTAAGTTTAATTTAAATTTTAGTTTTAATTATTTAAGTCCGGCTAATATTCTCATACGAGCAAAAGCATCATTTACTTCAATAATTGGTTGTTTTGTTTCAACAGGAGCACTAATAGTTTTAGAAGCTGATCCTAATGATTCTTTAATAGTGTTCTTTTTAGCAATACTTAATGCTTTTAAAGACTCAGTTAAAGTTTCAAATACTAATTTCACTTCTTTTACTGTTTCTGCTTTGTCAAATGTGTTTAAAACCTTTACTTTTTCAGATTCTGTAAGGTTTTTAGCTTTGAAAATCTTGTTAGTGTAAAGAAGTTTAGCGTTTAAAAGATTTACTTCGTTAAGTTCAGAACGTAATTCAGCAATTGTTTCTTCCATTTCAGTAGTATCAGCTGTTTCAGCTACTTTTTTATCACCAATTTTAGCTTTAAGTTTTTGGAAAAGTTCCTTAACTTTAGGTGCTAAAAACATTCCTCCAATTGCAGCAACAGGAAGAGCAGCAGCTATCATGTTTACTTGTTCTGGGGAGATATTCAACATATCGGCGATTTTAAGAGCTATATCAACTCCTGTTCCTGCTTCATATCCTTCTTCTACTTCTTTTTCTTTTTCCATCTCTTCAATTTCTGCTAAAAGTTCATCTAATTCAACTTCTTCATCTTCAACTTCTTCTTCATCTTCCATATCACCCATGTCATCCATGTCTTCTATGTCAGTTTCTTCTTCTTCAAAATTTTCACCGGCTTCAACATTACCAGCTTCAATTTCTTGACGTAATACTTTTAGAATAAGGTCTTCAAGTTCTTCATCAGACATTTCTTCAAGCATTAAATCTTCTTTCATCATCTTAACATCATCAGCGTCTACATCACCATCACCATCTATATCACGGTTTGGTTGTTCTTCAGCGTATTCGTCAACTTTGTCAAGTTCAGCTAGGATTTCTTCAAGATTAAAATCTTCATCCACGCCGTAGTTTTCGTCATACATCTCTTCTTTAACATCATCTCCCTCTTCTAACTCGTTTAGCTTTTCAGCAAACATAGCGGTAAGTTGTGGAGTGAATGCTTCTTCAAGAGCTGCTTTTGCATTCGCGATAGCTGTTTCTTTGATAGTTTTAGCCTCAGCGATTGCTTCTTTGAGCATTTCTCTGTTCATTTTTTGTCCTCAATTAAATTGTTTTGGAAATACGTTTATTAAGAAACGTAATAGATTTTTTACTAATTCATGCTACATAGTAGATTGGGGTAGCATATTTGAGCATACATATATATGGAGATATGTAAAGTCACCTTTTTACAAAAAAGAAATGCCTTTCTTTCGAAAGGCATCAATCCTAAAATACTATTCTAGGAGGGGTTAAAATATTGGGCAAGTTCCATTAGCACATAATATATCTGTGATAACAGAATTTACTTTTATATACTTATTAGTTTGTTGAGGTAATTTAGATTCATTCATCATACCTACTTCTTTCATATATGAACCTGGGTTTGAAGGAGTTGAGACAAAGTCCCAACATAATAATTCAAAGTCATCTTGTACTTCCATTAAATCACCCATTTGTTTTAATGAGCCCATACCACGAGATGAAACACCTACTGGTATATTATTTTGAAATAATGCTGATAAGATATTGCCTGATGGTGTGGGTAATATTTCAATTGCTCCCATTACATGGTCTCCATCCCACCAAATCTTTTTAATATTATGAGATACATTTTTTAAATTAATAATAGATGAATCTGGGTGGTCTAATTCACCTAATGCTCTATTAGCATTGACACTATCCATGTATTTTTTGATCTCACGTTCCCACAATTCTCTTGAATAGTAACGACCGTTACCATTTTTTACTTCACAAGTAGCTAAAATACCTTCAACAAGTGGATTACCTGTTGATGATTTTCCTTCAATTAATTTTGAAGGTTTAGCTGTGAAATATTGAGTTTCAATTAATACTTGTTTCATATTATTTTCCCGCTGGTGTTACATCTTCTGATCCAGGTCTAGGTTGAAAACCTGCTCCTTTAAGAGTTGCTATAGATTGAGGATTAGTAGCTACTACTGTTGCTTTAGTTTTAGTATTTTGAAGAATCATTTCATCTACCTCTTTTTCTTTCTTTTTCTTACCATTTAACTTAGCTTTAGCACCTTCTAATTTCTTAATCTCAGATTGAAGTTCTTTAACTTTTTTAATATTATCTTCGTTACCTTCTAATTCAGTTAAAGTTTCTAATGCTTTGATTTGTTTTTTACGTTTTACAATTTCATTTGTAATACGTCTTTCCATTACTTTTTTCTTAGCATCTTCACCTTCATTCTTAATAGAATCCATATCTAATGCTTCAGATACAGGTTTTTTAGTTTCATCTACACTATCTACATCACCTGTTTTTAATTTTTTCTTCCACTCTTTATCTAATTTTTTAAGTTCTTCTTTTTTCTTTTTAGCTTCTTCTTTTTCTTTATCTTTATCTTTAGTTTCAGATAATGATGGTTTAACAGCACTAATAGGAACTTCTTTATATATTTTACCATCTTCTGTTTTAATAGTATATGAAAATGGTTGAGATTCATCTTTATCTGTTTTAGCATGCATTGACACAGCTATAATAAATACTGGTTTGCCCTCATATGTTCCCATTTCACCTGCTTTTAAAGGTGGTGTTTCAGATAATACTTCTTTAATTAAAAGATGAATTTGAGAACGTAATACTGATTCTTTTAAATCACCATATCCTGATGATTTATATTTACCTTTAGGTTCTTTCGGTTCACCTAATCCAGGTGCTTCAGTTGTGTATCCTACACCTTTAACTCCAAATTGACCATTTTTAACATAATAAGAAATATCTTTAGCTAAATTTTTAGCTACAATGGCTCTTAATTCTTCAACATGTTTGTCAGCGTTTTTAGGATCTCTTAGTTCAGTGTAGTATCCTTTTAAGAATTCTTCACCAAAAACATTATCATAATTTTTCTCGTCTTTATAATCATAACCACGAGTAGCCATATCAGTAACTTCTTTAGTAGTTTCTTTTTCTTCAGCTTTAGCTTCTTTTTCTTCTTTAAGAGTATTCATATTCTCTTTAAAGATAGAATGCCAATCTTGTTTTTTACCTGATGTCACTAAACCACCTATACCTTCACTGATGATGCTTCTATTTTTAAGAATAGTTACAGTATCTTCAAATGTGTTAACAGGTGATAACATATCTGGGAATAAGCGAAATGCTGATTTTAAGAAATATGCTTTATTTCCTTTACCTTCTTTAATAAGGTTATACTGTTCTTGTAGTGTTTTTTCCATTTTTAATCTTTAAATAATTCAATTACATCATCTAATAAAGAACTAGCTAAATCTGTTCCATATAATGATTTCATTTCTGGGTTATCTCTATATGAATTTATAGTCTTTAGTTTAGCGTTTCTAATTAGCTCAATAAGTTCTTTTAGTTTAGCTGCTAATGTGTTAAAATCACCTACTTTATCAGCTATATATTTTTTAGTCTCGTCATCAGTTTGTAACGACGATAAATATGATTCTATATCAAAGCTAGGTGTATCTTCTTCCCACAATTGTTTTACTTCAATACCTTTAGCAGCTTTATTTAATTTCTTTTTATTAACAGGTTTATATCCTAATTTGTAATAATAAATATGTTCAGCTCCTTTAGCTCCTTTTTTAGGATTAAAAGCAAATGGAGTAGCATAGTTAGCACCTGAGCCAGCTGTGAAGCCAGAACCTGTTCCAGTAGCACTCATTTCATCTAAGTGCTTTTTAACTATCTCTCTTATTCTATCCTTTAAGTTCATTTCGCTGATTCTAATTCTTCTAACAATTGATAATATTGAAGAAGATTTACTAAGTTATCATCATTTACTTTATCAGTTTTACCTAATGAAGGTAAAATATTTATAACTTCTTGGATTTTAATTTGAATAGCTTTGTCAGTTACTTTTTTATTTAAAGCAACTAATGCTTCTTTAATTTCGTTTACTTTAGTATTATAGAATTCTTTTAATTTAGGAGTACTATCAATACTATTAATAAATTCTTTTAGTACTGATTTTTGGTTTTCATTCAAATCAGCATACTTGTCATTGAATTTTTCAAGTAATACTCTATAAGTTAAAACACGAATATCTTTATCTTGATGTTTGAATTCCTCTAAGATAGTTTCTTTAACTTCTTTTTTATCAATAGTAGTTTTAGTTAAATACTCTAAAAGAACTGTTTTATTTTCTATAATCTGATTAGGATCAGCTAAGTTTTCACTGTTGTATACCTCTAATAATGTAAATAAAGCCGCTTGTGCTTTATAGTTAGGTAGTTTAGTTTTAAAAAACTCTTCAAGATTATAATTAGACTTAATTTCTTTAATTAAATTATATTTTTGTCTCTTAAGAGCTGATCTGTTTAAATGTTTAGAACTTTCAACTAATGTTGATACAACCATGTCTGCTTTAGCTTCACTAATGTTTCCTACATGTTTAAAGAAGCTTTCATATAGTCTATATTCTTTACCTAATTCAGATTTAGTAAAATATTTCTTTAAGATAGTAGAAGCTGGGGAGTCTTTACCTGATAAAGTGTCTGCTGTTATTTGTCTAACAAGCAATTCAAAGAGTATTCCCGGATTTTTGTACTTCGAGTGTTTAATATTCACTTTGGTATAATTTTTATTATAAATATATGAAAAGTTTTTATTCTCGTATTTGAGACTCATCTAATAACGAGGAATTGTCTTTCTTTACTGATATTTTTTTATCTAGATTTTCAAATAATGGTTTATTTTTAAGCATATTTTCTAAAGCTAATGGTGAACCACCTTTAAAATTATTTCTAAGTGATTTATCTTCACCAGTATTATCTCCATTTTTCATACCTTTGTTACCTAATCTATCAGTACCAAATGCATTCTTTTGAGTTCCAATATTTGATGCTTTTTCTTCAGGACGACCTAATTTTAAATCTTCATCATATCCATCTGGTAGTGAGCCCATTCTGCTAGCTCCATATAATGTTGCTAAGTCGTGAGGTGTACCATATGATTTACCTGTTTCTAATGGATCATTACCTTCATTTTCAATTTGTTTCATTCTAAAGATACGCTTTTGATCTTCAGCTATTAAATCTCTATATTCATCAAATTGATCTTCACTTAAGTGGAATATATTATCATAAATCCAGTCTGTAGGTAAAATTTTAGTTTCAATAATACTACGAGCTAAGTCTACTTTTTCTTTCATTAAAGCAATTCTTTCTTGATCATAAATGATAGAAGGAGTAGTTAATGATAATTCAAAGTTAGTTAATGCTTCATTTCTATATCCTTGTGTATATAAATGCACTAACGCGATTTTATACAACTCAGATAATATAATACGTTGAATACGATCAATTGTACGAGCGAATCGAATATCCTCAGCGGCTAATGTTGCTTTACCAGTTAAATCTTTTTCATATCCCATGAATGCTTTAGGTACTTTTAAAGCAGCAAATAATTTATCTCTTAAATAAACTACATCTTCAATTGCTGTATAATCCATACCTTTAGTAGGTTCAATCTTAGTAGCACTATCATTACCTCTTACTGGTATATAGAAGTCTTCTAAAATATTTTGTTGGTTATACTTCATGTTATACTCACCACTTTGAGGATCAATAAATGGAGTTTTCTTCATTGTATTGATAGTCTTCTGCATAAAGTTTTCTACCTCATTTGGTGGAATAGAACCAACGTTAATATAGAAAATACGTTTTTCTGGGGCGCGAACAATACGGTGGATCAACATTGCGTCTTCCATTAAGATGTATTGTTTGTATAATTTACGAGCAGGCTCTAAATATGATCTTCCATATGGTAAATAGTTCACATCAGTAATTAATCTGAAGTGAGCCATTTCATAGTTGTCAAAATAAATATTTTTGTCTTCTTTTCTAGATGATTGAGTACCTTGACCTCCAATACCGTAATAACCTGATCCACCCGCATAACCATCAGGAGAGAAAGCAAATCTTATTTCAGCTGGTTTTTTAGGATCGTAGTTTTCTTGTCTTTCAATGTGGTAGGCAGTGTAAGGTATAACATTATATACACCAAATTTTTCAGCAATTTCTAATTTTAAGAAGAAATCACCATACTTACACATTTGACGAATCCAAGACCATAGATTAAACTCAATGTTTAATACATCATAGAATAAATTATATAAAATCTTTTGTGTATCTTCATCACTACTTCTAATTTGGAGTACTTCTCCCATATCATTTTTAAGAGTGCTCTCATCAGCTATAATATCTAAAGCAGAAGAAATGATTGCATCTGTATCCATAGCATCATAATCAGAATAAATCTGAGTGCGAAGATATTTCCAGTTAATGTTTAGTTGAGCACCATAAAGTGAGGTACTATTACTTGAATATATACGATTGTATCTGTCAACTAAAGAGTTTGTTTGATATTCACCTGTCATCTGGATGCTGTTAACATCCATTACTTTTAATTCATTTCCTCCAGCATTTCTGATTATTACATCAGTTGCAAATAATCGCTGTAGACGTGAAAATACACTAGTATCTGCCATTTTATATTAAATTATACCAATAAATATTATAGTAACCAGCTAATGTCCTCATCGCCGTGACCATAGTTTATTTTGTATGGGTTATTATATGTATTTGGGCTATAAACCCCTTGAGAATTTGGTTTTACATTTGATATATTTGCTAACATAGCGCGAGCTAAATCAACTCCTTGTGATTTAAATTTAAGAGCTGTGTCTCTTATATACATTGCTGTTCCAAAACTCATAACTAAATCATCATTGTATCCGGATTGTGCTTCTGCTTTACCATTTTTCCAAATAAATACTTTCATTTCTTCAACTAATCGTTTAGATTGTATGATAACACTTTTATCTCCAATATATTCTCTAAATTTATTAATAACTAGTGGTCTAGTTCTTAAATTCATTGTAAAACCAGGTACCATTTTTGATGGATCATCTAGTTTTTCTAAATAAGATTCAGCATTTATTGCTTCAGTTTTAGGAGAGAAATATAAATTTTTATATCCTCTTTCTTGAATTGCATCTAAAGTTGCCCATCCTATATTATTATTTTCAACAACTAACAATGCTTCATTGTATTCTGTTGCTATACCAACTAATAGATAACCAAATTCTTTTGGTGATAATTGACCTTTATACTCAGCTACCTGTGTGTTAGTATCAATATCTATTATATGGAATGCTGAAAAGTCTTTACTGTCTCCTCGAGCAACGTCAGCTACAACCATATAACTACGGCTATAATCTGCTGGTTCCCATATCCATAAGTTACGGTCTACTCCTCGTCTCTCCAAAGGATCTTTAACATAAGTTGACATTATAAAGTCAATATATTCAGGATAAAATACAACATCACCTGATGTATTAAAGTCACAGTCACATTCTTGAGCAGCTAATCTTGGGTCACCTAGTAATTCGTCTTGTTTTTTTCTCCAGTTTTCATCTCGTTCAGGATGAACATACCAAGGTAATTTAATTGGTAGGAACTGATTTTCACCTGCTTCTGCTCTAACCCAGGTTTGATGGAACCAGTTACCAGTACCATATGGGGTAGATAATACAATTGCTCCTCCTCCAGTAGCTAAGGTTTGTTGAGCAGAAGCCCATATTTCACCAATACCATCAATAAATGCTGCCTCATCTATAATAAGAAGTGAAACAGCTTCAGATCGTCCTGCGTCACCTGCTGCTGATACTGCTTTAACTTGCGAACCATTACTTAATCGTAATGTTAGTTTATTATTTTCTTCAGCTGGTATTTTTAGCCATGATGGTAGATTTTCAAACATGAATTTAACTTTCGTTACCATGTTTTTAGCTGTTTCTTGTTTAGTAGCTATACATAAAATATTTTTATCTTTATGGAATAACATTAACCATAATGAATAACCTGCTACTAAAGTTGAGATACCTAACTGTCTTGATTTAAGTATTATATCATATGGATTGTCTTTCCATAAATTAAGTACTTTATCTTGGAATGGGTATAGATTAAATAATACTCTACCACGTTGTGGATGTTGGATATAACAGTATTTACGCATAAAGTGCGCCGGGTCTTGAGCGCACTTTAAGTATTCTTCTCTAATAATTTGTTTTAAATCTTGACTCATAAAACCTTAAGTTTTGTATATAAATATATCAAAAACCTAGGTAATGTTTAATCTGATCAATACGTTGTTCAGTAGTGCCTGATATGATACCAAAGTTTTGAATATGGTTTAAATTGTCAGTAATAGTACTTTTAATTGTTAAATCAATTAACTCACGATATTCAGCATTAGTTTCTCTAACTCCATTATCTTCAATATCTACTCCAATAGGAGATACATAAAATATATAATCATATTCCCAAATAAATGGAGCAGCATACTCAACAAATGATGTTTTATCTTCATTATGAATTGATTGAGCACATTTAGCAAATGAAATAACATCAATCACTGTTCTATCAGTAATAACGTTTTCTCTCATCAATTCAGAACAACGTTCAGCTAAGAATATTGTTTGACCTTTTAATGTACTATCAGTATTTAATGGAATACCTAAATCACGTAAATATTTACTACGTTCAGTAGCAAAATAATAATCTTTAAATTCAGGTAATTCTTTTAAAGCATGTACGAGTGTACTTTTTCCAACACTCATTGTTCCTGTTAATCCTATCTTCATACTTATAATGTAATAAAAAAGCTTGCATTTGCAAGCCTAATTTAAAATCTTTGTTTTGCAACACCACTTTTATACCATGGTAAGCCATCACCTGATCTTTTAGCTTTTTTCCAGCTGTCTTTAGTGTGCTCAAAACCATTAATAAAATACTCTTCTTTACCATCTGGGTGGATCACAGCTGGTCCTTCCCAGTTATGTAATTTGCCGTCTTTCATGTAACGTACTGTACCATCTGTTGATGTATACTTTTTAACTTGTAATGTTGGATCTACTCCCATATGTTTTATTTTTTATATACTAAATATAACATCAAAATCCTGGGTAGCCAAACATTAGGTTATATATTTTCTAGGTATTTTAGGAAATCTTTGTACACAACTCGATAAGCGGGTCGTGGATCTTTTTTAGCCTCACGTAATAATTGTATTACATCTTGTTCTGATTCAGTTAATAATGTTTTAAATTCAGATAAAGCTATTTCGCTAATAACTAAATTATCACCCTCACCACCATAATCTTCTAAATCATTAAGATATAACTGTATATATTCGTTTAGTTTATTTTTTGAATGCTTCATAAATAAGTTTCTTAAATTTAGATACTACTTCTTTTATTTTCTTGATTTGACTGTTTAGCCACTGTAAACGTTCTCCCATTCTACGTCCATCCATTGGTTTTTCAATGTTATCTTCGGGAATATACTTAGTTAATGGCTTCATATATTCACTTCCGGTTAAGAATATGAAACGGTCTTTATCCACATTTATACCATGAGATTTCATCTGCTTAATTGTTTCTTCACCCCATTTTTCTTTTTCATCTTTAGGCATTTCCTTTAATGTTTTATCATATGGTGCTAATTCTTTAGTTAAAGGAACTAAATGATGTTTAGCAGATAATATAAACATTTTATCTGGTTTGAGTGATTTACCGTATTCTAATGTTTTTTGAAACATTGGAGAAGCGGAATACAGCTCCTGAGCAGGAGCCGTATGGTCTAATTTTGATTTTGTACAACTTAAAAGTACTACTTTAGCCATTAATATCGTTTATGTATAAATATTAAGCTAAGATTATCTCTTTAATTACTTCTTTTTTAGCTAAGTCATTTATGCGATAAATTAAACAAGGCATTAATTGTGGAATTAATTCAGGACATTTAGCACTAAAATGTGTTAATAATGACTCAAATGCTGGGACGTATCCTCTATATTGGATATTCATCCCTAATTTCTTGTTGTCTAATGCTTTTTTAACTAAGTTGTAGTTTTTATTACCACTTGTTTTACGTAAATCAGGAAACATATTATATAAAGCTATAATATAGGCTTTTGAGGCTTCAAACTCACAGTTAGCAATAATTTCTTTCGCTACTTCCCAATTACCAATATCAGAACTTTTTAACATCCCATATAAATTTTGGAACACATCAAAGTCAATAACTAATCCTTTATTAATATCTTCATTTACATTTGAATCAAGAACAACTTTTAAATTATGTTTCTCAACATTGTCTAATAGATTAATATAAAACTCTAAACTATCAAATGCTTTTTTAGAACCATGTGATCCTTCAAGTCTAATTCCTCTATGTATTGTAGCTTTATCTTTAACAGTTTGGAAATGTGGAATTTTAGCACATATATCTTTATATTCATCTATTGATACACAATAATGAGTAATATGTTTTTTTCCTTTTATAGTTATATCATTCCATCTATTTCCCATTGGATTGATATGTTTTTTAAATTTAGGATCTTTTACTAAAACATCTATTGGAAATATTAAATAATCAGTTATATGATTAATTTTATTTGTTCTTGTTTTATAATCCCATACTGTAATATTATGGTAATGATTTTCAATAAATTCTTTATTAATAATTAGAGTATCTAATTTTTCAAGTTTACGAGCAGTAGTTATATTTAATTTATTTTCTTCAATATAATTTTTAAGTTTATACGCAGGTAATTCAGATAATGGAGTAACATAGACTGTACTATTATCAGTTAGTTTATTGTCTTTTATTTCGTTTAAGAAATTTTTAATTTTAGTTTGATAATCTTCAGGTATAATACCCCCTATTAAATTGTAACCTACATTAAATATTTCGATACGGTGAGGGTGACCAGAATTAACAGTTGTTAAATGTCCTATATTTTGATTTTTCATAATTACTTAGTTAAAAATTGAATTAAAGTTTTATTTAACATTAATGATTTGAATTTGCTTGGTTCACCATTATAGATTGATTTTACAATTTTATATTTTAAATCCATAGCAAACAAATCTTCATTCATTAAAAACGCTAAACGATCAATATATGGTTTTTCAACCTTATTATTTTTAGCATAATATGAGCTAAAGTTAATAATACGAGTTGATAATATTGATGCTAAATCTGCTCTGTATTTATCACCCTTACCAACAATACCTTTTAAAGTATTTAAAACATACTCTTCACTATCATGAGTCATAATAGTTTCTGGTGAGATAATCTTATCTAATTTATTATTGATAAACATTGTGAACATAGTTGTGAATTCACTACCAACACTACCCTCACCAATCATTTGAATTAAACCTAACTCACTATCAAATGAATTTAATGATGAGATTGAATTAAAGAATGTTGTAATACTTCTTGAGTTAGTATTTGTTGATACTAGTTCTGGGTGTTTGAGTAAGAAGTTAATACATCTACTATCTATTGTAGCATCTTCAGCCCACTCACTCCAACAATTAATATCAAATTTAAGATTAACTGTGATGAATCGTGTTTTTTGAGCGTTATCAATACTATTAACTAAATAGTCTCCATTATCAGGATTACTTGTTAATATGATATGCCAATCTTTAGGTAATGTCCAACTAATATATTGTTGTCTATCAATTAACTCCATAACAGCTTGAATAAACCTAACGTCAGCGCGATTCCAGTCATCTAATAATAAGATACCTCCATTAGTTTTACCACTAATCCATTCAGGTGGACAATAACTCATACGATTTAGACCTGTAAATTTGTAACCTTGTTTAGTGTACTCTTCTACTGCGTGTTCATCAATCCATAAACAGTCATTATCAGTTTTACATACTTCAAATTGACGAATTGGAAAACCTACTAAGTCACCTAACTCCTCAATTTGAGCTAAGTTCAACTTAACAAAGTTTAGATCCGTTTCTTTGGCTAATTGTAAAATTGTTGATGTTTTACCAATACCAGAGTCACCAACTACCTCAACGGCTACAGGTAACTTACCATTTGATTGTAAATAACGATTGTTATTTATAATGTGTTTTAAAAATTGTTTTGCCTCTTTAATGTTTAGAGACACTTCAGTGTGTTTTGTTTTTTGTTTTGCCATAACCTTTATTTTATTTTAATTAAATATAACATTCATATCTTAAGAAGCCAAACTTATCTTAATTGTATGGCCCCATCCATTTTCTTTTACTGTTTCTATATCATCACCATTTGAACATATAACCATCATCATTGGTTTAAGTGTCTTAACTTCATTTTCACCAATATATCCATCAGTTAATATGATTAGACTGTTAAACTCTCTATGCTCGTTAAAATATGTAATAAATGGATTCATATCAGTACCACCTCTACCTGTTATTTTGTCAGGTACATCACCTTTATACTCATATACATTATGGATATCAGCATCACCTTCAGCTACAGTAATTGATACACCAGTTTTATACATGTGATTAATTTCATTAAAGAACTCAATTAAATCTTTTTCACCAACTGAACCTGATGTGTCGACTCCTACTAATATTTTCTTTTTAGTTTTAATTTTTAATGCTGGGTTTTCTTGGAAGCGTTTATTTAGTTTACGTCTTGTTTTTTTAGTATATGTTTTTGATGATGTACCACAGAATCGTCTAAAATATGACTTCCAATCATATGAAGGTTCTGTTTCTTCAAACATATTATCAATCCAACTTTGTAATTCTGATGGTATAAATCCTCTACCTTGATTATGTTGTGAATTAACAATTTCTTTAATTTGATGTTCAATTTGTGCTTTAGCTAATTTAGCGTCAGCTTCACTCATCCCATCAAATTCTTTCCATGTTGGATGTAAACCACCATCCATTCCTGTTAAGCTATCCATTAATGCTTGTAATGATGGGCTTGTACCTGCGTCTAAAGCTTGCTGTAGCAACCCATAATATATTTTAGTACCAGCTTTTTCAGGTAGATTTAATTCGGGAAATGACGATAATAATATAATATTAGGAGTTGGATAATACTCTGGTGTTAGATATTGATTAATTTCTAAATCCGCAGCTATATTATGTAATTCTTGATTGGGAAACCAGTCTCTATCTTCTAAGTGGTTAAAACATATGTGAAGTAGTTCATGTTTTAATAAACCTATCTTCTTTTTGTCATTGTCTAATGAGTTCCAAAATTCCTCATTGATAGCTAGTTGATAATTAATGTTATTTTTAGAAACTCCAGCAGTAGGTAAATCTTTTCTTACAACTTTATTAAGAGTTGACATGAATATACCGTAGAATGGTTCACTAAACATTAATTGCTTGCCTATTCTTGATAGGTCTTCTTGTAAATTCGCCATAAGTATTTGTAATTATGGTTAAATATAACAAAAGGGTTCGGCAAAGCCAAACCCTTCATGTCAAATGTTATGTATAGTCTTTATAAAAGCGATTCAGCTACATATATTCCTTGCGCTCCACTCACAGTAATTCCACGAGCAGATAACGCATCTCCTACAAAATGTACATTAGGATATTCAGTTAAAGCTAAGTTAGTATAATCAACTAGTGGCTCAGGACTCAAATATTTTACTTCAGGGATATACATTCCCCAATCATCGCCAAATTCAAATACTTCGTTCATATTATCAATAAAGTTTTCAATATGTTCAAAATATCCTCCAAATATTTCTCTAACTTTATTTAATTCTGCTGTTACTATCTGGTAGCTACTAACTTTGTTTCCTTCAGATGTTTTGGAAGCACTATTTTTTATGTTAGGAGAATAATATAAACCTGTGTTCATCATTTGTAATTTAGATACTACATCTCTACTCCATTCAAACGGATTTTCAATACCTTTGATTTCCATCAAAATACCAAAATTAGTCATATCATTACGATATTGTTCTCCTTTTTTAGCATGGCCATTGTAGCTAATATCACCATATGTTTCTTCTACTGCTACATAAGCTGCGTTATTGTTAGTACAAAATGAACGTAATGATACATTATTAAACTTTTGATATAGTTTAAAATCATAACTAATATCAATTAATTTTTGGAAGTATTTTTGTGGTACTTCAAAACGAACTCCTATTTGCACTGATTTTGGTTCTGTTGGTAAGTTATAATTGTTTGATAATGATTGAGCAAAATCAATACCTGATTTACCTACTGCGAAAATAAGCTCATCATATGATATGCTTGCTTGTAGTTCAGTATGGACTACATTTATAATTTTAATTACATTGTTATTAAAATCTATATTTTTAACTTCTGCTCTCCATTCAAATTTAACACCTTTATCAACTAAATATGAGTACCATGTTTTAGCAATTTCATGTAAGTAATTTGAACCAATATGCCATACTGGGAATAAACGTAATCCAAAATATGGTTTAATAAAATCTGGTTCTTCTTGTGGGTCAGAGCAAAATATTTCTTCTGGTTTAGGATGGAAACGTCTAAAGTTACTAATAACTTGATCCATTAATTCCATTGCTTTCTCTTCACCACAATACTTTGATAGTACACCTCCGATTGCTGTGTGATATGTGAGTTTGCCATCACTCCACCCTCCACATCCGAGCATACCAGTCATCACTTCCTCTGGTTTTCTATTAAAAGGATCATTGCCCTTATCAATTATAGTAATTAAATGTCCTGGGTATCCGTTGTCTACAAGTTTAGTTGCGAAGTTAATACCAGCTACTCCTGCTCCTATTACTACTATTTTTTTCTCTTCCATATTATTTATATTTCCATTTATATCCAAAAGCTGTTTTTTGCCTACCTAATATAGCATCTTTTATCTGGGAGGTCAAATTTCCTTGCCTTTTCTTTGTTTCTTTTATCCATTCTGCCGCTTGTCCTTTACTTTCCCATTCTCTAATCAAATTGTTGTTTAAATCATACATTAACAGTGGTTTAGCTTGCTTACGTTTAGCTATTAACATATTTTGTTGATGTTCTTTAGTGAATGGTTTTAACTTACCTTTATTACTATTACTTATTTTTTCTCTAACTTCATCTGTATAATACTGGGAGTGGTTCTGTAATGATGCTTTTATTTTAGCATTTCTTTCAGGAGATGATACCCATCCTGGGCCTCTACCCCCACCACCACTATTTTTATTTTCTAATTCAAATCCCCAAGATTTAAATAATTCAATATACCATGATTCCCAAAATTTCCACTCATTGTCATCTACACAATCTATTTCAATTATCTCACTATCTATTCTTTTATCTTTATGAGTATAAAAACGTTCTTTTATTTTTTGTAATGTTTTACCAACATAAAATGGAACTCCATTTCTTTCTAATATATAAATTTTAGTCATATTATTTTATTATAAATATCCCTAAATTCCGTCAGACCAACACCCATAGTATATTTAGCATAGAGAAGGCCCAATCTAATGATTGGGCCACAGCTCCATTTAGTTTTGTTTAAGTCGACAGGCTATGAATCTGTCTATAAATTATGCTTGAGTTGTTTTTACTTTAGTATCTACCTTTGCTAGTCTATAAAAATACCATACTCCTTTATTTTTATCATTATCTTGTTTAACAATATCTCCAGGATTTATAGCTCCTTGAACTTGTTTAACAGTCCAATCTTTTTTAAGGACAGGCCCATTATAATCAGATAATTGAAATTTGTTTATAATAGATTCTGCTTTTTGAATTTGCTTTGGATTTACATATACTGTTAAAGTTTGAGTTTCAGGATTTTGAAAAACTTCAAATGCAACCGCTTTTGGATTAGTTTTAATAGTATTTAATTGCTCTGGGGTGAGATTTTGGAATGTAATTAATGTATCAAATCCAGCTGCTTTAAAATTTTTATCTAGATCTTGTCCAAACGCTTTAATATCTTTATTTAAAGCTTCATTTAATTGATTCTCAATTAAACTTTTTTTTTGACGATATTGAGCTTCAGTAATTACTCCAGCCAATTTTTGCATTTTTAAGAATGACTCATTTAATGCTTCTTCAGTATTTTCTTTTTCTAAATCCATTTCAGCCATTACATCTGTTTCATCAATAGGAGCATCAGTAGTTACTTCTTTTTCATCCTTAGGAGCAGATTTTTTAGCTTTTTTAGCTGCTTTCTTTTCAGCTATTCTTTCAAATTTAAGTTTAGCTTTCTTTAATTCTTTAATTTCGTTTTGAATTTCTTTAATTTTAGCTCCATCAACCATTTCTTTCAATTCATCATTTTCATCAATGCGAGCTAATTTAGCTTCACGAGTGGCGATAGCTTCATCACATTTAGCAATACGAGCTTCCATAGCTGCATTTTCAGCTGCGTCATCTATTTCTTTAATATACTCATTAATTGATTCACGAATAAGAGTACGTAAATTTTCTAATTTCATTTTTGTTTGGTTTTTATTATAAATATATGTGTTTTATTAAACAGTTTTTTTCTCTATAGATTTATTTAATTTAAAGTTTCTAACACCTTTAATTGCTCTAATATCAGTAAATAGTTGTTGTAAATCTTCATCAGTAAACCCATTAGGATAAGGATGTGGATCTACTTTAATCTTAATTATTGTATAATAGTTAGGATTACTAAATGCTGATGTTTCACCTGATAAATCATAATCCTTACTTGATACAATTGTTACACCAGGTAATGATCTAATATCAGATAATATATCTTTTTGAGGACGTTCTTCAGTGTTAGTAAGAAGTAGCCCCTCAATATTATATTGAGTGGACTCTTCTTTTAAGATAAGTTGAAGTTCTTCTCTAATTATTTCTATTAAACGAGATCGTTTCATTTTTTGTTTATCTTCAATGTCAATGTACCATTACCTTTAATAACACGATGCCATTGTCCTTTTGGTATAAATATTGACTCATTTATAGAAGTTGGTAGTTGATCTTCTAATTGTATCTTCCAATCAGTTTCACCTATGATTTCAACAACACGATCTTCTCTGTCACGGTGCCATTTTAATTCAATTGGATCAATATTTTCATTAAACTCACGAATAATATATTCATCTGTGACTTCAAGATCTTTATATGGTTTAGATTCATTTAAACCAAAATCAGGTAAGTTGATATTATCTATATCATCATCATCTTCATCTTCAATATCAGGAGTTGGTTCCATATGATCTTCAGCCCAACGTTTTTGTGCTGGTGTTACTCTATTATTTAGTAGGTTTTCAATGAATTCAACAAACGCTTTAGCGTCATCTTCTCGATACACATTAGCTAAAAATAACTCAAATGATATTTTATTACGAACATTAGCATTATTATATAATGCTCTTAAATCACTTAATATATGAGTACCTGTACCAAAGTCTTCTGGTTCATGTTCTAATTTATCTGTTGCCGCTACTGTGGCTTGGTTAGTAGAAATATCTTTAGTAAATCCTTGAAGTGAAACTATTTCGTATAATCCTTTAATAATTTCATGGACTAAAAATGGGAATACTAAACCTGTTGCTCTAATTTTTAAATTACCATCATCATCAAAGCTAGCATCTGATTCTCCACCTTTACCACCTGCACCTTTTGGGTTACCAGCTAACATAGCTAATAACATTGCTACAGCTTCTTTATCATAAAATATTCCAAATACTTTCTTTAATGTATCCCCATATTTAGAAACTGAGTCATCAAGATTTGTAACTACAGCACTATATCTTTGTAATAGATTATCATCTACATCATCTAAAAAATCCACAAATGGTTTTTCTAATGAACCATAGATTGATGCTCCTTGAGTAATAGCGTTAATAAGACGTCTTTTAGCTACTTCATCATTTTTAAGATCAGGTTGATCTTCAGAAGGCATAGGTGTTTCTTCTTCCTCTTCTTTTCCTTTAGGGGGAGGAGGAGGTAATTGATCTTGCCCTAATGTAGCTTCAATCTCGATATTATATTCATCAATAATTGGATACATTTTTTTAACCATTTCTACAGCTAATTCTTCTAGTTGAGTCTTATATGGTGCTTCAGCTGACATTAATTGACTAAGTAATACTTGAGATTTTTGCATTATCTTCATTAAAGAATCATTACCTAGTAATTTAGCTCTAGTTTCAGCGTTTCTTCTTTCAACACCAGACATTGTAGCTGGGTCTTTGAATATATCGCTATATTTCATTTCATGGAGTTTTTTCATTTCTTTAGTTTTTTATACTTATTCATGATTCCCTTTACTAAAGTAGCTGCTTTATCTTCATTTGTTTTAGCTTTAGCTGGTCTTTCTTTAGGAGTTTTACCGGGTGTTGGAGTTAAACCTGGGTTACCTGGTTTTGTTTTAGGTGTAGTTTTAGGTGGTGCTTCTTTTGTTTCTGACTCAGAAACAGTTTCAGCATCTTTAAATCCTCTATCATATCCATCTCTTAAACCATCAGTATACCCACGACGGTAATCTTCAGATTCTTGATCTAAATCTAATGACTTAGTCTTACCAGGATAATCAAATCCTAATTCTTTAATAGAGGCTAACTCTTCACGAATAATTTCTTTTAATTTATTGATTTTCATTTTTTATATTTTTTAATTTTATTTCTTCTAACTCTTCTTTAGTAGCTGCTCCTAGAGCTATTCTTTTTAAAATATTTTTTTCGTTTTCTCTTAAGTTACGAGCATCTAATGCATTTATAAAGTTACCTACTCTACCCATATTAAACGCAGTATTAGAGGTTATAATAAAGTGTCTTGCTTCAGGTTGGAATGAGGCTTGAGCTATCATAGTACCGCTAGCTGATAATCGAATGAGATACATTTTACTTTGACCAGCAGATATAATTCTCATAACTCGTCCTCTATCTCCTAATGCTCTATTACGACTTGTTGCCCCACTGTCATTATCTACTACTGTACCTGATAATATTCTATTTTTAAGCGGTGTAGGTAAAGCATTAAATCCAGTGGTTAAACCTGCAGCATCAATTGCTTGTCGTACAGCGTCATTTACTTGGCCAGCAGCTGCAGGTGGTGTAGCCGCTGCCGCAGCTGCTCCTGGTTGTCTACCTCTTCTAGTAGCCGCTGGGACTGGTTGTCCTGTAATCGCCGCTACCTCTCTAGGTGAGAATGATTTATTAAGTACTCTACCAGTAGTTCCTAATCTATAACTTTCTCTTGGGTTTTGAGTGTTAAGTAAGTATGGACTATCTTCATACATTATAGGTCTTAAAGTATTAGCATTATCTAATGGTGGGTTATTATCAATAAAGTTTTTAAAACTACGTGGACTTCTACCTATATTACTACCAAATATCCCCATAAGATCTCTGTTAGTATAGGTCATATTTTGACTTCTAAGATAATTAAAAATTAATTGACAATACTCAGGTGTAAGGATAGAAGTATCATAACTAGCTCGTCTCCAATATTCATCATTTCTATTTACCCATATTCTAAAAGCTGTTACTCCATCTTTAAGAGTTGGAATAAGAGTAAATAATTTATTATCATTATCATCTGCGGCTGGTTTTAAAATATACGGAGTACCTGATAATGTAACAACTCTATTTTGAGGTGGGATGCTGTTAACAAGAGTTAAAAGAGCATCTTTAGAAATATTACTAGGAATATTACCCGTTTCATTGGTAAATACACTTAATATATTATTTGTTATTTTTTCATTTTCTCCTGCGTCAGTTAAGGAATTTTGAACTTCTTCACTAGAAAATGGTAATGATGTTACTTTATTATTTACTATTTTATAAGCGGTAAAGGCGTTAGTATCTATAAGTAAAGTTGAACCATCTTCTAATTGTTTAGCGAGTAAAGCTGATTCTTCATCAGTTTTAGCTTTGTCAATAACTTTTTTAATTAAATCTGGTGTAGCTGCATCTGATGATACTAATTTTAATATAACACTAAATGGAAGTGTGTCTATATCAGGGTAAACAGATAAATATTTGGAAGCTATTGTTGATGAGACCTTATCAAATACTTTTGAAACAGTTGTACCATTAGGTTTAAGTTTAAATACTCTAATAGCAACATCTTGAAATCTGTTTTCAAACATTAATTCAATAATGTCATTTCCATTAGATGACACAAAAAATCTTCGATCATCATTTTTAGTTATCTTATCATTATTAACTATATCTTTTTTTAGTTCAAATGGAACAGTTGTTTTAGCTAATAATTCTTCAGCTTGTTTTATTGATAATCTACCTTCTTGAAGGTAAAATCTTAATATTAATTTTTTATCTGAGTCAGTAAAATTAGGATTATCATAGTTATCTACTAGATACTTCATTTCAACTAGTTGATTTCTAATGATACTTTCCTTTAAATTTTTATCTAATTTTGGGAGATAGTCAGAGACAAATTTCTCTTGGGACATATCATCAAAAAGTTTTACAGGATTATTACCTGTACTTCTAATATTAAAATATCTTAGTTTTTGTGTTGGTGTAAAATATAAATTCCAAGTAGAGTATGAGACTGGGGTATTTTTATATTCTTGTTCTTCTCTTTCAGTATCTGTAATATCAACCCAAGGCATTTTAGATTTAACATTAGGAATCTCAGATAACCATGGAACTTCTCTTAATAATTCATCAAAAGTCATTACACGAGACTCATATGGGCTGTTTTTTCTATTAGTATAAACCCAGTTATCATTAGCTCTAGATTGTATAGCTACAAAACTTAACGCGTTATCATCTGGTAAGTTAGAGTTTTTAACTAAATAGAATGTTGGATAACCATTTCGTGAGCTATATCTATATCCTGCCCAACTTCCTTTAGTTATACACCATGGAACTTCTCCTTTAAATCGAGTACATAAATCTTCTCTATTACCATTAAATAATTTTATGTTACCATCTTCACTAGAGTATATTAAATCTGGTATCTCTAGTTCTTTTTCTTTTTCTGTAGTGGTTTTATCTTTATTAGCTAAAAGTGAAAAGAAATCATCTAGTTCAAATTCATCCTTTAATGTTGTATAATTGTATATATCATTTTGAGGAGAAGGTAAATTGCTTCTTAATTTATCAAAAGCACTAATAAATTGATCTAATTGAGCATCAGTAAATGGTTTTTTAGTGATTGGATCAGAAAATCCTGGGACTCCAGGATTGTCTTCCATTTGTTTCTTAAAGTCAGCCTTTATAGTATCTATAACCTTTTGACCATATACCTCTGCTAAGATATCATAGTTTTCATTAATATATTCTAGTAATATAGCAATTTTTTTCATGAAAATAATTTGTTATAAATATGGACAATTATTCTTCAGTTTTAGGATGAAACCAATTAGAGCACCATTTACTTGGGTCTTTTATTTGATTACCATTATCATCTACTAACTCATTAGTACCCTTATATTTTTGATATTCTTTATTATTACAGTAATGTTTATCATCTTCCATATAATAATATTCACAGACATGACATCCAAATCCTACTGGGGAGTACATGTAAGGAGGATATTTTTCCTCTTGTTTACCTTCTAGTAAGTCTATTAATTTAATCATTTTGTTTTCCCCCACTTTTTACCTTTACCTTTGGTTTTACATTGAGCAGGTGTAGGACGACATGATGGATATTTAGCTCGTTTTTCACCTTTTTTTCTACCACATGATTTACATTTACCATTACGGCATGTATTACAGTCTACCCATCCACCTTCTTTACCAGGTGCTCCTTTACGTTTGAACCATTTACGTAATGATTCATCTTCATTTAATATTTTTTGGATTGTTTCTTTTAGTCTAGTATATTCTGATCCGTAAGGAGCAGCTTTACCTGACTGTGGGTCATCTGTTTCTTTTAGATCTTTCCAAATTTCACCTTGGCGACATCTAACAATTGCTCCTGATCTGTAAGCTGAAGATTTTTTGAATTTTCTTCTAGCTATACGAAGGCAACGATCTGCTTTTTTCTTTTGCTCTTCAAGGAGTTGTCTTAGTATGTGTGTTAGTTTCATATGATTATACATATTGAGCCCTATATTGCTTATTCTTAATAGTTTGAGCTTTCCCAATAAGTTGACATCTTACTGTTTCTGGGTTAATTTGAAGATCAAGAGCTAAATCATGATAGCTAGGATATGTTTGGATGTATTCACCTGATATTTTATATAAAGCCACAGGATTACCCTTTCCTTTATTAGGACTTACTCTACCCTTATGAGCTTTAGATACATTAGGTTTAGGGCCATCAGATTTACCTTTTTTAGATGTTGTTGAACCTGTTTTAGCTTTAGATATTTTTTCACAAATTTCTTTTGAAAATTTACGTCCTGTTAGTTTTTCACTAACTGTCTTTTTAGTTTCTTCTTTATGAAGATTATTTCCTCTAGCATCATTAGTCATATTATAAAACATTGAATTCCCAGCCGCGTTAAATTTTGTCAAATAATATGTTTCCATAACTCGAGCATCTCCCTCACCTTCCCATAATATTTCTCTAATAAAATTTTCTTTACCATGTTTTTTTAAAGCATTTTTTAATGCTTTTCCACTACCATAATAGTTTTCATCAACTTGAGTCTTTCTAGAAGATCCAATATATTTTTTATTAT